CGGAAAAGACAGCAACGGACGGACCGCGCAGGTTGTGACCCCGGCGCTCACCCAGGCGATTATCACCACATCGACCACATCGGCGCAATCTGCCGCAGTGTCATCCACATGCACCATCGTGGAGATTTACAGCGCAGTGGATGCGTTCTACGCAACTGGAGCAAATCCCACGGCGGTTTCGACCCCTGGCGCAAGCGGCATCCGGCTACGCGGCGGCGAATCGCGGATCATCAACATCACCCCCGGCCACAAGATAGCGTTCATCCTCGCATCCGGCACCGGCACTGCCGAAGTAACGGAGATGGCGTAAATGCTGGCGGGGGCTACTCTATTTGGCCGCAGAGGTAGCGGGGTGGCGGTCAACCTCCCCCTCGCCTCTCTTGCTGGCAAGGTGGCGGGAGGTCTAACCTATGCCCGCGCCTCTGGTCAGTGGTATCAGGACGATGCCGGGGTGTGGCAGTACGTCGCCGCTAACGTACCTGCGTTCAACTCCAAGGGAATACTGCTGGAACCTCCCAGTACGAACAAATGCACGTGCTACGGGGTGATTCCGGCTGACTCCTACGCCGCAGCTGTGACATCTGGCGCGGTGCTGGTCTTGGGGCGCAAATACGAGATCGTCACGCAGGTGACAACGGACTTCACAGCCAAGGGCGCGGCCAATAACACTGTCGGCACACAGTTTGTGCTAACTTCGGCTTGCACGCTCGGTGCAGGGGATAGTGTTAAAGAGGTCCAGTTTGGCATCGGTACCAAAAGTTACCACAACGGCACTGCCTTTGTTCAGAACCATACCAACATGACGCTGAGCGGAGATACGGCGGCAGTGCTGACTACGGTGGATGGTACAGCAGACGTTTTGGCGGCAAAGCTGCAAAACGTCGCCACTTCGGGCAAGGTCTACAAGGTCGTAACTGGCGCAGGCGGTGGCGCTTCCGTCGCTATCGGCGGCACGTCAACGGCTACCACTACGTCCATTCAGGCGCATATCATGGGCGGCACTGGATTTATCCGGCTGACCGGCGACAGGGGCAAGGTTGCTTACGGCGCAGCGGCAACGATGACACAGCGGAAATCGGAAAACATAACATCCGTTTCTGGCGATCAGATGATTATTGACATCGACGACAACCAGACCGTGTATTTTCTGTTGGTTCAACCAGAGGATTTGCCCTCCTGCACCTCCCCCATACCAACAGCAGGGGCGACGGCGACAAGAGCGGCGACGGCTTTAAGCTTTGCAACGGCGGGGAATGTCTCGGATGCAGCCGGGGCAATATACGCAGAAGTGACGCCTCTGGAGACATCGGGCGTACTCAGAAACATCGTAGGAACATCACGACTGCTGTACCTTAACGCTAACCAGTTTAGGAGTTTTGACGGAACTACTTTGCTAACCTGGGCGAGCAATGTGGTCGCTGACACGTCATACAAGCTGGCTATTAAATGGGGTCCGTCTGGACGTAGCCTGGTTGGAAGCGGGCAGGTTCGGGCTACGTCAGCTTATGACGGCAGCTTGGACTCTGGTGGATCAATCGGTCTTGGGGGTATGTGCTACATCAAAAACCTCCGCATCTACCGTAAACCACTTTCCGACGCGCAACTGATAGCGATGACCACATAGGAGCTAATATGCAACTCATCATCAAACTGAACGAAGGCGCGACTCTCAGGGACGCAGCCTTAGAAATCCAGCAGCTCAACGTGGCTATGGCGTCATTGTTGGTTAACGGCCCGCTTCCCTGCAATCCCGACTCTGAGACGCTGGAGGGATTCCTGGGCGACATCAACACGCCACCCAACGAGTTTGGCTATGTGACGGTAGGGATTAGCTCGTACCGAAAGCTGATCCTCCCCAATATCGCGCCGCAATCGTTCTCCTTCGTCTTTGGCGAACCGGTCGAGGATGTGGCACTGGAAGACGGCACAATCATTGAAGTAAAGGGCGGAACGCTCTTATGAGTATGAATCTGGTTGACAACTCATGAAAAACAGAGTAGGGAAACAACACAACTGAGTAACACCGTTCACCGGCACCGTATAGCCGGGGTAAAATCCGCCTGGAGGCGAGCATGGACGCAGAAAACAGGGAAGAGTTTGAAGTGGTTGAAGGTCAGCCTGCGGAACCGGCTGAACAGCAAGACCCGTCAGCGGCGGAACCCGCTGAACATGCCGAAGACGCGGAACCGGCACCCGCAGAAGTACCAGACCCCGAAGCAGTCAAGCAGAAGGGCGTCCAGAAGAGAATTGACGAGATCACCCGCGCACGCAGGCAGGCCGAAAGTGAGGCCGAGTACTGGCGCAAGGTGGCAACGGGGGAGATCAAGCCCCCGCAGCAGGTGCAACAGCCGCAGCCGGAGTCAGAGGATTTCGTACCTCCCGGCTTCCCTCCCGAACCCAACCTCGACGCGTTTGACGACTACGAGAAGTACAACCGCGCTCTTGTGCGGTGGGAAGCGGGAAGGATCATCGCGGCAAGGGATTACCAGTCTGAGCAGTCGAAGGTACACGCTGCAAAGCAGACGGTGATTGATGGGCACGTGGCAAGGATGGACGCGGCAAGGGCGAAATACGAGGATCTGGATGAGGTTATCGACGCGGCAACCAGCGTATCCTTCCCTGCGGCGACCCTTGACGCCATTGTCGAGAGCGACCATAGCGCCGAAATCGCCTACCATCTGGCGAAGAACCCCGCAGAATCGGCGCGAATCGCCGCCCTCTCCCCCGTGCAGCAGATCAAGGAGCTTGCGCGGCTGGAGGACAAGTTTAAAGCGACGACTCCGCAGCCGATCAAGCGCGTAACCCAAGCACCGACTCCGATAAGCGCACTCGGCGGCAACGGGGAGATCGCAGGGAAAGACCCCGAAAAGATGAGCGACGAGGAATGGCTGGCATACGAGAGAAGCCGGGTTGCAAAGCTCGGCAGACGATATTAAACCCGCGCTGATGCGGTAATAGCAACAGCGCCAACCTTTGCGGGAGAACACCCGCCAGGAGGCAGCACAGATGGGAAATACCATTCTCACCACGGACAAGATACTGCTTAAGTGTCTGGATGTCCTCCATGCAAAACTGAACTTCATCGGTTCCATCAACCGCAACTATGACGACCAGTTCGCGCAGTCGGGCGGAAAGATCGGTTCCAGTCTGCGTATCCGCCTGCCGGAGAAGTTCACCGTAACGGACGGCGCGGTACTCGACATCCAGGACTCCGTTGAGCAGAGCGTCACGCTCACCCAGGCAACCCGCAAGCACATCGGTATGCAGTTTACCACGCAAGACCTCACCCTGAGCCTGGACGACTTCACCGAGCGCAAGATCGAGCCTGCCATGTCCGTCCTCGCCTCCACCATCGAGGCCGACGCGCTCACCATGGCGTTGGACATCTACAACATGACCGGCACCCACGGCACCGTCCCTGCCTCCCTGGTCCCGTTCCTCGCGGCAAAGTCGAAGCTGAACCAGTACCTCGCGCCGAAGGACCAGCAGCGCAACGTCCTGATCGACTCCGAAACCACTGCTGCCATGGTCGAGGGGCTGAAATCTCTGTTCAACGATCCGTCTTCCCTCTCCGCGCAGTACAAAGAAGGCCAGATGGGGCGCACGGTCGGTTTCATGTTCAACGAGAACGACCTCATGCCGGTACTGACCACCGGAACCCGTACCGGCTCGATCACTATCAACGGCGCGGCTCCGACCGGCGACACCATCGCACTCAAGGCACTCGGTTCCGGTACCACCATCAAGAAGGGCGAGGTCTTCACCATCGCCGGGTACTACGCGGTGCACCCCGAAACCAAGACCCCTTACGGCCACCTTCAGCAGTTCGTCGTGACCGCCGACACCACGGCATCGGGTACCACCATCGCGTCTCTGCCGATCTCCCCCGCAATCGTCACCTCCGGCGCATACCAGAACGTCTACGGCGCACCCGGCTCCGACGCGGCAGTCATCCTCAAAGGTGGCGCGGCTTGCGGCGGCGTGGCTGCATCGGCATCGGCTTCCACAGCTTTCGGGCAACTTCTCGCCTACCACAAAAACGCGTTCGCCTTCGTCTCCGCAGACCTGGAACTTCCGCGCGGCGTGCAGATGGCGGCACGGAAGACGCTGGACGGCATCAGTATGAGGCTAGTGTCGGATTATGACATTAACAACGATGTTTTGCCGACGCGGCTGGATGTCTTGTACGGATTTAAGACGATAAGACCGGAACTGGCGT